TTACCATCCCGTCCGTGACCCCCTCGCTGAACGAGACCCGACGGATGCACTGGGCTGCCCGGAAGCGGGCCGACCAGGTCCTGGGCTGGGAGGTCGTCTCTGCCTTGAACCGGGTGCCTCCCATCCCGAAGGCCACCGGCAAGCGACGTATGACCATCTGCCGGCATGGCCGCAAGGCGCTTGACCAGGACAACCTGGCCGGCGGATGCAAGGGTCTGATCGACTTCATCAAGCTGCGGGGCCTCCTGGTGGACGACAGCCCTACTCACGTCGAGCTCGTGTTCACCCAGCAGGTCACCCGGACGGGCCCGATCGGAACCACGATCGTGCTCGAGGATGTTGCATGAACTGTCCACTTCTGGACACCCCGCCGAACACATCAACCCCCAAACATCCGGAGATTTGATGCGCTACATCGAGACATTGCTCCGGAATACGTTCGAGGCTCAGGGGGCTCCCGACGCCGCCAAGTTGGCCCACTCGGCTGTGGCTGCCCTGGAACGTAGCGGAACGCTGAACCGCTGGGCGATCATCCGGCTGCAGATTCTGGCCGACCCTGAGACTGACTGGAAAGAGGTCACCCGGAAGCATCACTGCTCACGTGGGTTCGTCTACAAGGTCTGGAATGAGAGGTATTCCACGCCTATGGACGATGCCGGATGAATCCTGAGAGTGCGGGGGCACTCAACCAACTTACTGGCGCCAACATGGGCCGATCCGTTACCCAAAGCCCCCGCACTTTTCCGGTGCATGGTTGGAACTGTCCCTCACCCGTCAGCCGTCGAATGCCCTGGCCACGCTGGGGCATCTGGACGTTGATGGACGGCCGTTCTGCTACACGCTTGAGGATCCCGTGCGGGACCTGGGCGAACATGGCGAGGGCAAGATCTATGGGAAGACCGCGATCCCATCCGGGCGCTATCCTGTCCTGATCACCTGGAGCGTGAAGTTCCAGAAGATGATGCTGGCGGTTGAAGGCATCCCCTACTTCACTGGCATCCGGATCCATTCCGGCAACGATGCGGATGACACGCTCGGCTGCATCCTGGTTGGCTCCGTGGTAGCGGGTCCGAACCGGATTCAGGGCGGATCGACCATGCTGCCCCAGCTGCTTGCCAAGGTGCAGCAGGCCCTGGACAAGGGCGAGGAGGTCTGGCTGACGGTTCAGGATGCCCCTCAGGTGGCGGGATGAACTACCTCCGCAGGTTCCTGGATGCTTCCGACCCGGGCGCAAGCCTGAAACATGCTGCCTATGCCCTGGTGGTCGCCTGCTCCTGCTGGTGGTTGACCTGGGAGGTGGTCTCCCGTCCGATGTCAGCGAATTGGGTGGCCGCCTTCGGCATCCTCGTCGCTGGCGTGGTCACGGGCAAAGTCGTCGGGGCTTCGGCCTCACCTGCCCCCGCTGGGGATTGTGCCGGAAGCGGATCGACCGGCGGGGGCGCCAAGTGATCCCGCGCAGATATCTCCTCCTTGGCCTGGGCGCCGTGCTGGCGATCTTTGCGGCCACGGTTGGCTTCGACTCTTGCTACCAGAAGAAGGTCACAAAGGCCGATAGGCAGGCCAATACAGCGCATGGGGAGGCAGATGTCCACCAACAGCAGGCCCAGGCCGTTCCGGATCATGCGGCGGAGCTGGCACAGGCCAAGACAGACGTGGCTGGGGCACGGGCTGAAGTTGAGAAGCTTCGTCGGATCGTGGCGGCCCAGCGACGGCAGGGAGTTCCTGATCCGGTCGTGCCAGATCCTGCCCAGCCAGTCACCGTGGAACCTGATCATCGAGACGAGCTGCTGGCCGCAGATGCTGTTCTGATCGCCAAGCTGGACGACCAGGTCAAGGGTCTGCAGTTGGCCCTGACGGATGAGCAGAAGCGATCCTTCGAGTGGAAGGCCACCGCAGAGGCTCGGGAACGTGAGGCTGTGGGCCTCAGGATAGCCCTAGACGCGCAGAAACACGTGTCTGCCAGTGGGAAGTGGGTGGGACGGTTCCAGGGCCTTGCAGTGGGCCTCGCTGGCGGCTACATCGCCGGGAGGCTCCGGTGAGCAGCAGGCAGAAGACCCCCAAGCAGTCCGCTGACCGGCTCATCAAGCAGGCTGAGGCGCTCAAGCTCCGGGCCCATGGAAACACCTTCCGGGACATCGCCAGGATCCTGAAGTGCAACGTCTCGACCGCACACTCCATGGTCAAGGATGCCTTCGCCGCTGAGCGCAAGGGCATCAGTGAGGCCAAGGCCGACCTGGTGGAGCTAGAGTTGCTCCGCTGTGATACCTACCTCAAGGCCATCACCGCCAAGGTGGAGGACGGAGACGTGCAGGCCATCGGTGCAGCCCTGAAGGTGGCCGACCGCCGGGCCCGGCTCCTGGGTCTAGACGCACCCGCCAAGCTCGAGCATAGCGGATCCGTGCTGGTGGTCGCCTTTGACGTGGACGAGCGGATATGAGGCTCACCACCCGCCAGACGGAGGCCCAGTCCGTTCTTTCAGGCCCAGCAACCCACATCATGCTGTTTGGGGGCTCCCGGTCTGGGAAGACGTTCCTCCTGGTGCGCAACGTGGTCATGCGGGCGCTGAAGGCCCCTATGAGTCGCCACGCCATCCTCCGGTTCCGGTTCAATGCGGTGAAGGCCTCGGTCGTCCTGGATACCTTCCCCAAGGTGATGAAGCTCGCCTTCCCGGGCGTGACGTTTCGGATGGACAAGTCTGACTGGTTCGCCGAGTTCGACAACGGCAGCCAGATCTGGTTCGGCGGCCTGGATGACAAGGAGCGCACCGAGAAGATCCTGGGCATGGAGTTCTGTACCATCTACCTAAACGAAGCCAGCCAGATCCCCCGGGGCTCCCGGGACCTGGCCGTGACCCGTCTGGCCCAGCAGGTGGACCAAATCATCCAGGGCCGACCGCCGGTTCGACTGCAGCCGCGGATGTACTACGACGAGAACCCGCCATCTAAGGCGCATTGGACCTACTCGCTCTTTGTAGAGAAGCGGGATACCGAGACCAAGAAGCCCCTTCCGAACCCGGATGACTACGCCTTGTTCCAGATCAACCCCCAGGACAACACCGAGAACATCAGCAAGGACTACCTGGACACCCTGCTAGGCCTGTCTGTGCGCTTGCAGAAGCGGTTCCTCAAGGGGGAGTTCGCAGACGCCACCCCGAACGCCCTGTTCCACGACGAGGACTTCGATAAGTGGCGGGTGACAGACGGCAAGGTGCCCGACTTCGTGCGGGTTGTGGTCGGTGTGGATCCCTCCGGAGCGGATGGGGACTCCCCGGACAATGATGCCATCGGGATCTGCGTGGGCGGCCTGGGAACGGACGGGAACGCCTACCTCTTGGAGGACTGCACGGTCAAGGCTGGCCCCGCTACCTGGGCCCGGGTTGCCACACAGGCCTTTGACCGGCACCAGGCGGACGTGGTCGTGGGCGAGGAGAACTACGGCGGGGCCATGGTCAAGGCGACCATCCAGACCGCTCGGCCTCGGACGCCCTACCGTTCCGTGAGTGCCACCAGGTCCAAGGCGGTCCGGGCTGAGCCCTTCAGCGCCCTCTACGAGCAGGGGAAGATCCGCCACGTCGGCGACTTCCACGAGCTGGAGGACGAGCTCACCGCCTTCTCGACCAGCGGCTACCTCGGCGGCAAGTCTCCGAACCGTGCGGACGCCTGGATCTGGGTCCTCGCTGAGTTGTTCGGAGGGATCGTACTGCCCAAGAAGACTGAGAAGCAGGCCGTTCCTCTGCCCGTTATGAACAGGTGGTCATGATGTCCCGACCCACGAAGGAAGAACGGCTGAAGGCGGTCCATGAGACGGCCCTACGCCAGTTCAACGAGATCCAGACCGCTGTGCGTGAGGAGCGCCAGCAGTGCCTGGAGGATCGCCGGTTCTACTCCATCGCCGGGGCTCAGTGGGAAGGCAACCTGGGCGAGCAGTTCGAGAACAAGCCGAAGTTCGAGGTCAACAAGGTCCACTTGGCTGTGATCCGGATCTTCAACGAGTACCGAAACAACCGAATCGACGTCTCCTTCGTGCCCAAGGATGGGGCTGAGGACATGGGCCTAGCAGACACCTGCGCGGGGCTCTACCGGGCCGACGAGCAGGACAGTGCTGCCGAGGAGGCCTACGACAACGCCTTCGAGGAGGGTGTGGGCGGTGGCATCGGGGCCTGGCGGCTGCGGGCGACCTACGAGAACGACGAGGATCCCGAGGACCTGAGGCAGCGGATCCGGTTTGAGCCGATCTACGACGCCGACTCCTGCGTGTTCTTCGACCTGGACGCCAAGCGCCAGGATAAGGCCGACGCCAAGCACTGCTTCGTGCTGTCCTCCATGACCGTGCCGGCCTACAAGGAGGAATACAAGGACGACCCCGCCAGTTGGCCCAAGATCAACCTTACCGGGGGCCAGTTCGACTGGATCACCCCCAACGTCGTCTACCTGGCCGAGTACTACCGGGTGGAAGAGGTCAAGGACGTGGCCATCACGTTCAAGAGCCTGACTGGGGACGAGGAGGTATACCTCATCAGCGAGCTGGATGAGGATGAGGACATCGAGCCCCAGTTGCTGGCCACCGGTTGGGTGCGGGTCTCCGAGAAGAAGCTCAAGATCAAGAAGGTCCACAAGTATCTGATGAGTGGTGGGAAGGTCCTTGAAGACTGCGGCCGCATCGCTGGGAAATGCATTCCGGTCGTGCCCATGTTCGGCAAGCGCTGGTTCGTGGACGGCATCGAACGGTGCATGGGCCACGTGCGCCTGGCCAAGGACCCCCAGCGGCTGAAGAACATGCAGTTGAGCAAGTTGGGCGAGATCAGCGCCCTGTCCAGCGTCTCGAAGCCGATCCTGACCCCCCAGCAGATCAGCGGTCACCAGTTGATGTGGGCCGATGACAACCTGAAGAACTACCCATTCCTACTCTTGAATCCCATGACGGACCCCAACGGGAACGAACTCCCCGCCGGCCCCATGGCCTATACCAAGGCCCCGGAGATCCCGCCGGCCATGGCCGCCCTGCTGCAGCTCACCGAGCAGGACATGCAGGAGATCCTCGGGAACCCCCAGGGCGCCGACAAGATGGTCTCCAACATCAGCGGCAAGGCCATCGAACTGGTGCAGACCCGCCTAGATATGCAGGCCTTCATCTACATCAGCAACATGGCCAAGGCGATCCGTCGGTCTGGCGAGATCTGGCTCAGCATGGCCAAGGACATCTACCCCGGAGGCGAAGAGGGCCGAAAGATGAAGACCATCGGAGACCGAGGTGAGGCTGGGTCTGTGGAGATGGCCAAGCCGATCCTGGATCCTGAGACTGGCGAACTGAAGATCACGAACGATGTCTCAGACGCCTCGATGGACGTGGCTGTGGAGGTTGGCCCCTCCTCGATGAGCAAGCGGGAGAACATCGTCCGGAACCTGACGAACATCATGGCCCTGACCCAGGACCCTGAGACCCAGCAGGTGCTGCAGTCCATGATCATGATGAACATGGAGGGCGAAGGGGTCTCGGAGGTCCGAGACTACTTCCGCGCTAAGCTCGTGAAGATGGGGGTCGTGAAGCCGACCGAGGACGAGCAGAAGGTGCTCGCAGCGGCTGCAGCTAGCCAGCCCCCAGATGCTCAGACCGAGCTCATGAACGCCATGGCAGCCAACGAGGAGGCCAAGGCAACCAAGGCCAAGGCCGACACCATCAAGATCGTCGCCGACACCGAGAAGGTGAAGGCTGACACCGAAAAGGTCATGTCCACCCTGAGCATCGATGCTCAGAACCACGCGCTGGCAGTGGCCCAGCAGCTGGGCAAGGCCGTGGGCCAGATCACAGAAGAACCAGCACCAAGCGGAGACCAGGCGGCCGCCCCCTCGCCCGAGCAGACAGGAATGCCCCAATGACCGTCATCACCACGAACGACCCAGCCGAACCCGAGATTCTTGAGGGCGTGGCCACCGACGAGAACGCCGAAGGTGGAGCCGCTGAGCAGGAGACCGAGGGGGGCGAACTGGTAGTCACGATCGGCGACCCGGCAACCCCGGACCCCGCCGTTGAAGAGGAGCAGAAGGCGCCCGAGTGGGTGCGTGAGCTCCGTAAGAAGCACCGTGAAGAGGTGCGCAAGAACAAGGAGCTGGAGGACAAGCTCAAGGCCCTGACCGCGGAGCCCAAGCCTGCTGGTCTGCCCGAGAAGCCCACCCTTGCCAGTTGCGACTACGACGAGGAGCTCTTCGCCACCACCCTCGACCAGTGGCACGACAAGAAGCGCCAGCACGATGAGCACGTCAAGGGACTCCAGGATGCTGAGGCCAAGGCCACGGTTGAGTGGCAGGCCAAGCTCGACGGCTACCAGAAGGCCAAGACAGACCTTAGGCTCAAGGACTTCGATGAGGCTGAGGCCGATGCGAAGGCCATCTTCAGCGTCACCCAGCAGGGGATCATTGTCCAAGGGGCAGAGAATCCCGCGCTGGTGGTCTACGCCCTCGGAAAGAACCCGGAGCAGGCCCAGAAGCTGGCCAGCATCCAGGACGCCGTCAAGTTCACGTTCGCCGTCGCCAAGTTGGAGGCCCAGTTGAAAGTCAGCAAGAAATCCGCCCCGCCACCGCCCGAGGGAAGGATCGCCGCTGCCCGCGGTGTCTCTGGGGCTGTGGACTCAACCCTCGACCGGCTGCGCGAAGAGGCTGCCAAGACTGGGGACTTCACCAAGGTCCACCAGTACAAGCAGCAGCAGCGCGACGCCAAAACCACCCGATAAGGAACCAACATGAGCAATGCATTTTCCAAGGAAGAGCGGGTAGCTTTCGAGAACATCCTCGAAGGCTTCCAGGACGCTCTCGTCCTCTCCCGCAACGTCAGCGTCTACAACACCAACTCCACCGAGATGGAGCGCAGCGCCAACATCATCTGGCGCCCGCAGCCCTTCGTCGCTCAGTCCTTCTCTGGCACGGACCAGACCCCGAACTTCAACGACAGTATGCAGCTGTCCGTGCCCTCCACCATCGGCTTCAACCGCTCCAGCCCATGGATCCTGTCCGCCACGGAACTCCGCGACAGCCTGAGGGAAGGCCGTCTCGGTGATGCCGCGAAGCAGAAACTGGCCTCCGACATCAACGTGGCACTGATGAATGTGGCCGCCGCCCAGGGCAGCCTGGTCGTCAAGCGGACCACTGCCGCCGCGGGCTTCGATGACGTGGCTCAGTGCGAAGCGATCATGAATGAGCAGGGCGTCCAGCAGTTCGACCGCTACCTGGCCCTTAGCACCCGGGATTACAACGGCATGGCTTCCGACCTGTCCAAGGCCAGCCGAAGCTTCGACGGCGCCAAGTCCGTCAAGGCCTACGAGCGTGCCTTCGTGGGCATGGTCGCCAGCTTCGACACCTACAAGCTGGACTATGCGAATCGCCTCCAGGCCGCCGCGGGCGGCGCTGGTATCACGATGTCCACCGCTGACGCGGGCGCCAACTACTACACCCCGAAGTCGGTCAGTGTCGCGGCCACGGGTGAAACCGCCAACGTCGATAACCGCTTCCAGACCATCACGGTCTCCACGACCGCGAACGTCGCGGCTGGTGACTGCTTCACCGTTGCCACCCTCAACGCCGTCCACCACATCACCAAGGGCGACACCGGTCAGCTGAAGACCTTCCGGGTCATCTCCGTGGCCTCCGGAACGACCCTTGTCATCACCCCGCCCATGATCACTGGCCAGGGCGGAACCGACCAGGAACTGGCCTACCAGAACTGTGTCATCAACACCAAGGCTGCCAACTCGGCCATCGTGTTCCTGAACACCGTGGCGGCCCCCGTCAACGCGTTCTGGCAGAAGGACGCCCTCGAGATCCTGCCGGGCCGGTATGCCGTTCCCACGGACGCTGGTGCCGCCGTCATGAAGGCCAGCACCGACCAGGGCATCGAGCTTGTGCTGCAGAAGCAGTACGACATCAACACCATGAAGACCAAGTACCGCCTCGATACCATGTTTGGCGTGGTCAACAAGCAGCCTGAGATGAGCGGAATCATGCTCTTCAGCCAGACCTAGTCGATTCGCGAGAGGCTGCCCGCCCGGTGGCCTCTCGCTTCCACCCTTCCTGAAACCCAACGAAAGGATCATCCATGTCCGGAATCATCTACGCCAATGGCAGCGCCGAGATCGTGGTCGCAGCCGCCAGCTCCCTGGCCGTTTCCACGGCGCAGGACGCTAGGGTCTACCAGAAGAACCTCAACCCCAACAGCCCGAACTTCCCCGTGGGTGCTGCGCTGCTGGGCACCGTCATCGCGGGTCAGACGGTCTTCGGTCCCTACGCCAACGGCGCCACGATCATCGTGGAAGCCGGTGCGGGCCTCGTGTACTGGGCCAAGGGTGTTTCGCCCAAGGCCAAGGACTTCCTGCAGGTAAAGAACCAGCCCACGCCGCAGACACTCAACACTACGGGCGCACTGACCTCCGCCCTCATCGGCGGTGGGCTCGTCACTTCCACTACGGCTGCGGCTGTGACCGCAACCCTCGACACCGGCACTGTCTCCGATGCCGCTTTCGACCTGGCCATCGGCGATGGCTTTGACTGGTCAGCCATCGCCACCGGTGCCAACGCCTTCACCGTGACCGCCGCGGCCGGCCACACCATCGTGGGATC